ATCACACAAGACCAAACTGTTCTCCGTAGTGGTAATGTCGGAGAAGATCACACAGCAAAAGGAACCATTGTTGGTTGGGATGCAACCAATGGTGTCATTAGGTACACCCAAGACCCAGAGTACCACACCAACGGAGAGGGTAACTTATACAGATTTACCGGAGAATATAACATCGTGGGTAGCACTTCATCCAAGGTTGGTGTACCGGATACCGAATTTACAGGAGACTTGACTGACATCACTTTCACTGGTGGTTATGCTCAACCGGAAGTGACTAAGTATACGGGCACAATGCCATATCTCACTAACATTTCACCTGTGTTGAGGCAACCCGCACAGACCGAAAAGATCCGCCTCATTGTTACATACTAACCCCACAGATCCCCTCTAAATACTAAAAAAGGAACATAGTACAATGCCTCTCCAGACTAACACAAATGTGTCGCCATACTATGACGACTTTGACCCTAAGAAGAATTTCTATAGGGTCATGTATAAGGCTGGGTACCCAATCCAAGCCCGTGAACTGACTCAAAGTCAGTCTATCATGCAGGATCAGATCGAGAGCCTCGCCTCTCGTATTCTGAAAGAGGGTGACAATGTTGTCCCTGGTGAATTTGCTCTGGCAGTTCCTGTACCTTATGTTCGTGTTGCCACTATCACGCAGGGTTCCACTGCTCAAGATTTCGTCGGTTACACACTAACTGGTGCAACTTCCGGTGTGATTGCTCAAGTCAACTTCGCCACTGAGGCAACGGACGAAGACGACGTGACATTCTACGTCAGTTATGTTTCCTCTGGCGCAACCGGTGAGTACAACCAGTTCGTTGAGGGTGAGACCCTGGAGAGTTCCAACCCCAACAACTACACCGCATCTGTTGGCATTAATACCGTCAGCAAACCCACCACTTCCGAACCCCTCGGTCAAGGTTCCCTTTTTACCGTAACCGAAGGTTCTTATTTCGTCGATGGTTTCGTCGTACGCAATGATGCTGCTACCATTACACTGAACAAGTACGACACCGAACCCACTTACCGTGTTGGTTTCCTGGTGACCGAAGAGTTCGTTACTGCTTCTGAGGATTCTTCCCTGTTGGATAACTCGCAGGGTTCCTCCAACTTTGCTGCTCCTGGTGCCGATCGCCTGAAGATCACTCTGACTCTTGCTGCACGCGATCCCGAGACCACCGATCCCAACTTCATCACTCTCGCCAATGTCGACAAGGGCGAACTGATCGGTACGGGTACTGTGGGTAACACTGTGAAGTGGGACTGGTTGTATGACATCCTCGCTCGTCGCACCTATGATGAATCTGGTAACTACATCGTTACTCCATTCAAGGTCACACTGAAAGAATACTACAACACCGACACAGTTGACGGTCGCTTTGACGCAGACGCGGAAACTGGTCTGTATCCCCCAGTTCCTGGTAGTGGATCAGACACGGAACTGACACAAGCACAGGCAGACGCCAAGTATGTACTCCGTGTCGACCCAGGTAAGGCATATGTTCAAGGTTATGAAGTCGGTTACAAGAATGCTTCTTATGTCTATGGCGACAAACCACGCGAGACTTCTTTCCGCGGTGACTCCCTGACTCAAATTACTGACGGTAGTAATATTTCACTGACGAATGTCTATGGTACTCCCGATCTCCAGAATGTTACTGGTGATGGTACCTCACTGGCATACGATCAAGTCAAACTGTATCGCAACTTCACCGATGGATTTGTTGGTGAGAGTACAGATAGCAACGGTCGCCCACTGAACCTCGGTAACGCACCCTGGAAGACTTATCACGTCATTGCCGACCGTAACATTGAAGGTGCTGCCACCGGTCTGACTGAGATCTATAAGGAAGGAAACAGCGCTGTTGTAACTTCACCTCAACCTTTGGTTCGCGGTTCCACCATTGGCACCGGTGTGGTGCTGAATGCCTACGAAGTGCAACCTCGCTTGGCAGGTACCATGCGACCTCGCTACTTCATGCCTGAGCAGGTTGTAGACGGCAATGACGGGTTCTACAACTATAACTCATCATACAAGATGGGTATTATGAGTTCCCAACTCTTCACCGAACTCCCTGTGGATAGTGTGGTTGAACCCACCACGAACTGGGTTGTAGGTGACGCCGTTGTTGGTGAAACTTCCGGTAGTGTTGGTGTGGTGGAAGAAGGAACTACAAACAACCGCCTTATCCTCTCCAACCTCGTTGGTAAATTCATTGAGAATGAAGAAGTAATTCAAGGGAATAAGGTTTCCACAATTCGCCAACGTGGTGATGTTATTGGTTTCTCCTTCATCGATAAGGGCACCAACTCAAACACCATTGACCTTTCCGGTGAAACTGCCGTTACACTGAGCGCCATTGGTGCTGAGATCACTCTGACTGTTGCTGCTGGTCAGATCACCACCTCCGCATCTGAGATTAACATCACCGATCTTGGGCGTGCTGCTCTGGTTGACTTCCCCTACCCCGATGGATCAACGCTGAATAGTCGCGTTAACTACAACGCCACCACGGTTCCGAATGGTGTTAAGGGGTATGCCAACATCGAACCCGGTATCATCACCAACACGATGACAACCGCTAAGGCGTTCTACTCAACTCTGGCAGACACCAACGACTTCTCTGCTGACATTTCTATCCAGAACAATAAGGACTCTGAAGTTCTTGAGGTTGCTAACTCTTCACTATTCTCTGGTGCTGCAGGTACCAACTTCCTTGCATGCGATAACTTCTCCGGTGATCCCGCAGACCAACTCATCCAGGGTGATACTGTCACTTTCACTGATGACACTGGTCGCACCATCACCAAGATGGTAAGGTTCGCAACCAAACCCGTTGGTTATGGTTCACTCCGTTCCAAGTCCGTCATCTACTTCACGACGACTATCCCCAATAATGTGACTGGTAAGATTGTGGAGCGTATCCGCCTCCGCACCAAGGGTAAGACTGCAGATAGTCTTATCTTCCAACTCCCACAGTCGGTTGTTGCTTCTCTGGAGACCAACCAGGAGGAAACCGGAATCAGTTATCAAATCTTCCGCGAATTCATCACCAATGTTAATGGTGGTGCAACGACCATTACTCTCTCGACCGGTAAGAACAACGAGACCTTCATTAGTAATGAGTCTCAGACCTCTATTGTCATCGCGGAGAACATTGCGGATCCCTCCGACCCCAACCGCCTGGAAGGTCGTGTTTTGACCGCTTCGTCAATTGATGTCACTCAGGACAACGGCCGCAAGATTATCATTACACTCAGCGAAGTTCTCTCTTCCACCAGCACCATCAAGTTGCTGCTGCCCGTGTTCGTCACGAACGCAAAGGCAAAGCGTAAGATCTACCGAGAGAACCAAGAGTTGATCATTAGTGGTAGTGATGCACAACTCCCACTGATCTCACTGGGTCGTACTGATGTTGCTTTGATCTCCCAGATCCTGATGGGACCTGATGGTCTTAATGTTACTGATAACTATCAGTTGGATAACGGACAACGCGATAACATCTATGACATCTCTCGCCTTATATTGAAGCAAGGGCGCCCCTTGGCATCTGGTGATCTGACTATCACATACTCTTATTTCGATCACGACGGAGAAGGTGATTTCTTCTCTGCCGATTCATACACCGGATCTGAGGGCGGTGTTGGTTTCACTTCAATCCCAACTTACACACCAACCGCTATCGTTCCAAATGGAAGCGAGAATAATAGCAGCGTCAAGTTGTTCCTCCGTGACTGTGTTGACTTCCGTCCCGCAGTGAACACCACTGGTACAAACCCATCGCAGATCGCCAGGATCGCGGCAGGTGTTGACGCACAAGGTGCAGTCAACTATCGTGATGTGACCAACGGTGGTAATGCAACTGCACCAAGGATGCCGATCCCTGGTACCCAACTGCAGGCAGATCTGGAATTCTATCTACCCAAGTACGATTCTCTCTTCCTTGACAGCCGCGGCGCTCTGTCTCTGATCTCTGGTGCTTCTGCCACTTCCCCAATTCCTCCAGTAACGCCATCTAATGCAATCCGCCTTTACGACTTCTATTGCCCACCTTACACCTTCGCATCGAAGCAGATCCAGGTCAAGAAGTTCAACTACAAGCGCTACCGCATGAAGGACATTGCTGCCATTGAGGCACGCATTGACCGCATTGAGGAAGTCGTAACACTCTCCCTGCTGGAGCAGAGTGCAATCAACATGGATGTTCGTGACTCCGTTACCGGTCTCGATCGCTACAAGAACGGCATTGTCGTGGATTCCTTCGCGGATCACAGAACTGGAGACACTGCTCTGTCACAGTATCGCTGTTCCATCGATCCTAAGTTCAACCATCTCCGCTCACCATACTACATGGATCAGGTGGAACTGGAAGACAAGAATATGACCGTTGAACAGAAACTGGGTAATGGTTATATGGAAAGCAACGGTATTATTACTGTTGGATATGAATCAACTCGCCTGGTACAGAACCCCCTGGCAACCCGATTCATCAACCTGCAACCCTTCTCCGTCTTCACTTATGACGGCAACATGCAGTTGACTCCCGAGATTGACACATTCCAAGAGACCAACCGTCTTCCCGACTTGGTCATCGAAGATAACTTCCTCTATGACGCCATGGTCAAC